GTGGAAACCACTCCAGCAGTCGAAGCAACACCTACAGTTGAGGCTGCCGCAGTTGAAGCTGCTCGCCCTGCTGTAACAGCAATGGCTTACACAAAGCCACGCATCGAAGTAACAGCTGCAAAGTATGCAGAGAACACAATCCGCGCAGCACTCGGAGACGACGCAGCTCGTCAATGGATCGCAGCAGCGGCAGACACATCTGACAACGCTGGTCTCGTACCAACACGTCAACTCTCTGAGATCATCAACCCTCTCGGAACCACAATCCGTCCATCAATCGATGCAATCTCTCGTGGAGTGCTTCCAGATGCAGGTATGACATTTGAGATCCCAAAGATCACACAGATGCCAACAGTTGCAATCGAGCCAGAAGGCGACGCATTCAGCGACACAGATCAGAACTCCAGCTTCCTTTCAGTGACAGTTCAGAAGTACGCTGGACAGCAGACATTCTCAGTTGAATTGCTAGATCGCACATCTCCAGCATTCTTCGATGAGCTCGTCCGCAACATGGCAGCAGCTTACGCAAAGACAACAAACGCAGCAGTAAACGCTGCACTTATCTCTGGCGCAACAGCAGATGCAACAACAACAGTAACCTACCCAACAGCCGCCGAACTTCTCGGAATTGTTGCTCGCGGATCAGCATCTGTTTATGGCGCAACAGCAGGACTTCCAAACCCATTTGCTCGCAACATGGTAGTATCTACCGGACAATGGTCAAACATCATGTCTCTCAACGATGCAGGACGCCCTATCTACACAGCCTCACAGCCAATGAACGCAGGCGGAGCAGTTGCTCCAACTTCACTCACAGGTAACGTTGCTGGACTCAACCTTTACGTTGATCCAACAAACGGTGGCGATGGCGATGGAACTATCCTTATCGTTAACCCAGATGCGTACACATGGTACGAGTCACCAACCTACCGCCTACGCGCTGAATCAACAGCAGCAGGACAGGTAACAATCGGCTACTACGGCTTTGGAGCAATCGCTACAAAGGTCGCAGCAGGCGCATTCAAGAACAACAAGGCGTAAGCCACCCTTAAGTCGCTGGCGGCGGAGTGCCCTTCTCCGCCGCCAGTCTTTAGAAAGGATAAGAGCATGGCATTGACAACAGTTGCAGAGCTTCGCACCGCCCTAGGCGTTGGCACTCTCTATACTGATGCAGTCTTGCAATCCGTCTGCGATGCCGCAGATAACGTACTCTTGCCCTTTCTATGGAAGAATCAGCAGTACATCATCGCTCATGGCAACACAGGCACAGTCGGTACTCTTTACTTTGATCAGAACATTCGTGAAGTATTTTACGTCGGCCAGTCGGTAGTGATTTCAGGTGCGGGTACTAAGTACAACGGCACCAAGACAATCACAGGAGTCGACGCTCGATCCTTTAACATAACCACGACTCACACCAGCGACAACCCACGTCACACAGTGGAACCTTTCGGCATTGCAGCAGTTGAGACATACACAGATTACACAACCATCCCTGCAATTCAAGAAGCGTCGCTGATGATTTGCATCGATATTTGGCAATCTCGTCAAGCACCGTCAAGCGGCGGCGTGACAATTGATGGCTATCAACCAAGCCCGTACCGCATGGGTAACACCTTGCTTGCTCGTGTCCGTGGCCTTCTTGCCCCGTATCTTGATCCGAGATCGATGGTGGGCTAATGGCCGCCATTTCAACACTCCGCGCAGGTATCGCAGCAGCTCTCACAGATAATACAAAGTACTCAGTTTTCTCGTTTCCACCTGCTACACCGATCGCAAACAGTGTGATCGTTGCCCCGGCTGATCCTTACATCTCACCTTCTAACGGTTGGCATGCATCGATTTCGCCAATGGCAAACTTCGTCATTTCCGTCATGGTTCCTTTGCTTGATAACGAAGGCAACTTGAACGGGATGGAGGATAACATCGTGCGAATCTTTAACTTGCTCGCTGCATCCTCCTACACCTATAACGTCACCCAAGTCTCGGCTCCGGCCGTTCTCAGTGCCGTCTCTGGTGATCTATTAACCTGCAATATCAATATCTCAGTCCTAACGAGTTGGAGCTAAAATGTCCGAGTGGGAAAAAGAGCAAGAAGCCTTCCTGATCAAGATCGGGCAGGTAGCACCATCAACACCAAAGCCAGTAACTACTAAGAAAGACGAGGAATAACCCAAATGGCTGTATTCTTAAATAACAAGGTCGGCGTGAAGGTAAACTCAGTCGATCTATCAGACCACGTTACAGCAGTAACACTTAACCGCACTTTCGACGAGCTCGAAGTGACAGCGATGGGCGATGGCGGACACAAGTTCGTTAAAGGCCTCGAGGCATCATCAGTCACAATCGACTTCCTCAACGACACAGCATCTGCAAACGTACTTGCTACCTTGCAAGCTGCTTGGGGAACAAACGTCACAGTAGTCCTTCTTCAGGAAAAGGGAACAGCCGTTTCAGCGACTAACCCTCTCTACACTATGACTTGCTTGATCAATGGCACTACAGACATCAACGGCGCAGTCGGTGACCTCGGTACTCAGTCACTTACTTTCAACGTCTCTGGTACAGTAGCAGTCGCCAGCACAGGCACATTCTAAGAAACTAAACAAAGGGGCACAGCATGGCAAAGCTAATCGTTACAATGGCAGACAACACAGTCACCGAGATCGAGATCACTCCTCGCCTCGAGTACGCGTTCGAGCTATATGCTAAAAAGGGATTTCACAAAGCGTTTCGCGATGATGAAAAGCAGTCAGACGTTTATTGGCTAGCATGGGAAGGCCTTCGACTAAGTGGAGTCACAGTCAAGCCATTCGGCTCAGACTTTCTCGATACCTTAAAGAGTGTCGAGGTTGCAGAGTCTGACCCTTTGGCCTAGGCAGGGATAGCATCCACTATCTCATCGCTCGCTTGAGCATTGAGACGGCTATCCCTCCACAAGATTTAATCGAATTAGATTCATCAATGCTTCAGATGTTACTGAAAGCGTTGAAAGACCGAGCGAAGGAGCAGAGCGATGCCTACAGAGCTAAAAGGCGCAACTAGCCTTCGCAAAGCTCTGAAGCAATTCGATCCCGATCTGGACAAAGAAACCCGTGAGGAGATGGTGGGATTCTTAAAGCCTTTGGTAAAGAAAGCTCGAGGGTTCTTGCCATCTAATGCAGAGGCTCCGTCTGGATTCGTCAAGCATGAAGTAAAGACGGCCAAGTTTCCAATGTACGACGCAACAGAGGCACGTCGAGGTGTTGGCTATAAACTGACACCTACCAAGCCTAATCGCCAAGGATGGGTGCAAACAGTATCGATCCACAATAAGACAGCGGCGGGTGCAATCGTTGAGACCGCCGGACGCAAGTCTGGTATGACTGGCAACTTTAGCCCGCGCTTCTCAGGCACACTCTCAGGCCGCGGCAAGATGGCAGGCCGTGCGATGTTTAAGGCTTATGAGCAGGATCAAGGCAAAGCCAAGGCTGGAGTAATCAAGGCACTCGAAAAGGCTGCCGCTAAGTTTAACGCGAGAGGCAACAATGGCTGAGTTACGCATCCCGATTATCGGCGAGTTCAAAGGTAAGAAGGCCTTCGATCAAGCTGGCAAAGCAACTAACACCTTAGAGAAGGGCGTCAAGAGATTAGGCGGAGCCCTTGCCGCTACATTCGGAGCGCAGCAGGTTCTCAAGTTTGCCAAAAATGCAGCCAAGGCATTCATAGAAGACGAGCAAGCAGCGACACGACTTGCACAGTCCGTCAAGAACTTAGGCTTAGCCTTTGAGACTCCACGCATCGAGGAGTTTATTTCTCAACTATCGAAGGCTTCAGGCGTTACCGATGATCAACTCCGCCCATCGATGCAGAAGCTATTGCAGACCACGGGCTCAGTTGTTAAGTCTACAGAATTACTCACTCAAGCACTAGACATCTCACGCGGCTCTGGCGTTGATTTTGAAACAGTTGTCAACGATTTAAGCATGGCCTATGTAGGACAAACTCGAGGTCTTCGCAAGTATTCGCTGGGACTATCTCAGGCTGAACTCAAGACCATGAGCTTTGCAGATGTTCAAGAAAAACTAAGTAAGCAGTTCTCGGGTGCCAATGCTGCTTTCCTTGAAACCTATGCAGGCAAGTTGAGCATTCTATCTACAGCAGCAGGAGAGGCTTCTGAGATAATCGGAAAGAGCCTAGTAGATTCTTTGAGCATTCTTTCAGGAGAAGGAAACACGGTTCAACCTTTAGCCGATGCCATGACTGAATTAGCGGTGGCGACATCAGAAGTTATTACTGGCTTGTCTATAATGATTTCTAAGTTTAAGGAATTGCCCGGAGTTTCTGAGTGGATCAATCTTTACTACAATAAGATTCTACCTGCTCAATATAAGCCATTTCTAGATATTATTAACTTCGTTCGAGGACAAGCTCCGACTCCCGGGATGGGCGGATATCCTTCGAGCGCACTCGGCCCGGGTTACGTTGATCCTAACGATGCAGCTCGCAAGGCGGCAGAAGCGGCAGCGGCCAAACGTGCCAAAGAATTAGCAGCACTCCAGAAGAAGTCTCTGGATACACAGAAGAAGTCTCTCGCCTTACAGAAGGCGTCAAAGACACTTAACCTTGACGCTATCGGCATCGAGGCAGCCCTTAAGGGCAAGATCAGCGAGACCGATCGAATCTCTTTGCTATTGCAGAAGGCTATCCTCGAAGGTAATGCCACCCTTGCCACACAGTTATCTGATCAATTAGAAGCTGCAACTACACGCCAGAATGAACTCCGCGCCTTATTGCTTACCACTCCAGAGGCTCCTAACCCTTATCGTAACTGGACACTTCCTCAAGACCTGCTCAACTACACGGCGGCATCTCTTGGCGTATCTGTAGCACAATTACAGACTGCACCAGTGGCCCCATCTTCTACATTCTCAGATGCACAGATGGAGTTAATGGCTGCTGTTAATTCATTCCAACGAGCAGACCAGCAAGCAATAAATATTACGGTCGAGCTCGATGGCCAGACTGTCGGCGGAGCAATTCGAGACAGTCAGATTAATGACTCACTTTCTGGATCATTTAGCCAGGTAAATCGAGGTGGAGGATTTAAGGGAGCGGTTGCTATCTAATGGCTCTACCTGCAACCATCTCGGTCTCTTTCGACTTTAGCCAAGGGGCTACGTTCGGCTATCCGTTTACGATCGGAGATGCAAAGTATGGCGTCATTGGTGTTTCACAGTTTGCATCGACCGAGGTTCCAGATCCAGTAGTCGATCTCAGCGATGTCACTCGCTCGATCAAGATCACCCGTGGCCGTAGCATCATGCGAGACACCTACGAATCTGGCAACTGCACCGTACGAGTCTTAGATCCTAATTCTTACTTTAACCCGCAAAACATATCAAGTCCCTACTTCGGCTATCTGACTCCACTCCGTAAGATCCGTGTAGCTGCAACCACCGCAACATCTCAACAGTTCTTATTCTCTGGCTATGTTGACTCTTACAAGTATTACTATCCAACAGGCCAAGAGATCGGCTACGTCGATATCATCTGCTCAGATGCATTTAGACTCTTTCAAATGGCTAACGTTTCTACCGTTGCAGATGCCACGGCTGGTCAGACTACCGGCACGCGTATTACCAAGATCCTCGACCAAGTGTCATTCCCTACATCAATGCGAATCACGGACACAGGATCAACCACAGTCCAAGCAGATCCGGGAACGGCTCGCACATCCCTTGCAGCTCTTAAGGCTGCGGAGTTTGCAGAGCAGGGCGCATTCTTTATTCGAACAGATGGAACCGCAGAGTTTAAGGATCGCACCGATGTCGTCGGATCTTTAGCGGCTGCACCGATCGAGTTCAACCAGACAACAGGCATTCCGTACAGCGATCTTAAATACGCCTTCGATGACAAGTTGATCATCAATCAAGCCAGCATGACACGCATTGGCGGCACAGCGCAGACAGCGGTCAACGCTGATTCATCTGCCAAGTACTTCCCACATGGCACGACAGTTACAGACATGATCCCGCAGACAGACGCGCAAGTCCTCGATATTGCAAAGATATACGTAGCAACCAGAGCAGAAACAACCATCCGCATCGATGCCATGACTGTCGACTTACTTGATCCAGACGTGCCAACGGATACGATGATCGGCCTTGAT